CCGGTGTAGTCCCTGCGCTGGTTGAACAGCCAAACTCCGTATAGCGCAATGACGGATGCGGTGAGTGCTATTGAGAAGCCGAAGTCGATCACGGTTTATACTCCGGCACTCGGTCATACAAGAACCGCAAGCACATGGCCCCTGCCTGAATAACTTCCTTACGGCAGTTGTTATGCCGAGTCGGGTTTTTCTGATTGAGTTTCACTACCTCCCAGAGTTCGTCTATCTCTTCCAGAATGATCGCATATCCTTCGTGCTCTGACGCGAACGCTGGAAATTTAGATGATGCTTTCAGGAACTCCTCATAAATTTCTTCTGAAAGGTTAGCTGCCTTTTCCACATTAATCGTTGTCATAGTCGCCTTCTCCTGCAAACCAGAACGCTACGAACACGCCGTCTTTCTTCTCTGGCTTTGCTACGAGGGTTTTCATTTCTTTCCTCCATACACGTTCCCCCATGGTTTGTTATCCGCAGGGATTTTCCCAGACATAACAACAAGCGGGTCAGACCCTTCGTAACTTGCAAAGATGGCGTGGCTGTCAACGTCTTTCGACTTCTTGACAAACAAATGTATTGTTCCAGATTTCTTAATGTCAAACACGGTGTTGATTGTTTCAACAAACTCTGCGAAAATTTCCGGAGCGTATCCTCCTATGTGTTCAAGATTCTCCGCGCTCTCAACAATTCCGATAGTTCTGTCTGGATTGTGGTCAATAACTTTCATTTCGTTTTCCTCACGTAATCAATAATCTTCGATGACGCATCTTCAGCCCCGCGACCGACAATCACCGTGTCGCCAATGCCTTCAAGATACGCTATAATCCGTTTCTGTTCTTCTGACAATTTCCCTCCTTGCTTCCGTTTCATCTCAATCCACAATCGGAATGCCGGGACATACAAATCGGGCACTCCCGGGACAACACCTTCAGCTCTCAATTTCTTTGCGGTAGTCATCGCCCGATACTCACCGTTTGGTATAGAAAATATCAGGGTTTCCGGGAACTTTTCGCGGAACCATCTCACCAAACCCTGCTGTTCCATTGTCTCGGTTGAACACATTAGCATTCTAATTTCACCTGCCAGCTTGGTTTTTTCTGGGTATTGTCGAATACAATACCAACCACGTCGAAAAACTTCCCTCTGGGTTTAACAGATATAGCAACTGGCTTTCTCCAGAACTCGCTTTCTTTCAACGCCTGGTCTACCGTCGTCGCCTTCCCCCCGAACCTACGGACGATTGCCAAAGATTTTTCTGCGAAGTATCCTCCATGGTCAAGCCCAAGATAGGTGTAATATTCCTTATCCAGTTTGGTGAAGAATGTAACCTTGATGCTATCCGGCTTTCCGATTTTTTTGTGCCTTCCGTACCACACGCCTTCGATCTGCACCACTTCCGGTTTCACCTGCCCGGACATTACAGCACCTCCAAAGGCTTCTGTACCATGTGGGGCGACTGCGGGGAACTCAAACCCACAATCACATACTGTAACCCTTGCGTGGATGATAGCATGGCACTGCGGGCATTCTTTGAGTGGTGCTGCTTTTACTGGATCACCAAACGCCGTTTTGCGTTTTATAGGATCTACAGCATCAATTGGCCCGTGTTCAACCACGTTGCCTCCGTAATCAAGGAGCAATGCATTCTCCTTCTCTGGATACGGTCTCATCGATCTTCCAACCATCTGAATATATTTTCCTGTGGAGCGGGTCGAGGTAAGAAGTGCGACAAGATCGCATCTGGGAATGTTTATACCTGTAGTCATCACACCCACATTTGCAATCGCCCGCAGCTTGCCGTTTTTGAAATCGGATATAACAGTATCTCGTTCCTCTTTTGGAGTGTCACCGGTTATCACCCGACATTCGATTCCGCATTCTCTTACAGCAGTGGCAACATGTTCTGCATGTTCCACCCCGCTGCAGAACAGCAACCATGCTTTTCTTTCCTCCCCATACGATACGATTTCTCCTACAGCCTGCTTTATGAGTTCCGGAGAGTCGGCTGCGTGTGCCAGTTCCCCAGGAGCGTAATCTCCGGCCTGTATCTTGACACCCTCTAGATTAATCTTGCATACGCCCCCTTTGGAGATTACATCGACAAGATAACCGTCATGTATGAGTTTCTTGATATCAACTGAATAGGCAATCCCGTCGAATAGAGCATCTTTGCCTTCGTGCAGCATTCCGGAGTCAAGGCGATACGGAGAAGCAGACAGCCCAAAAATTGCAACATCTGGGTTTGCCAGTTTCATGTCTCGGAAAAACTTGCCGTATCTGGTATCTGCGTCTCGCGGGATAAGGTGACATTCGTCAACGATGACGATGTCTACTTTTCCAAACTCAAATACGCGGGAATACACCGATTGAATCCCTGCAAAAGTTATCTGGGCTGATATCTGGCGTTTACCCAAACCGGCTGAATAGATTCCAGTGTTCGCTTCAGGCCAAAGGGATTTCAATTCCTTCTCGTTTTGTGTTAGTAGTTCCCTAACATGGGCGAGCACCATTATCTTTACTGAAGGACAGTCCATACAAACCCTGCGACAGAACTCTGCTATGATTAGACTCTTTCCACTCCCGGTAGGTGCAGCGATGATCGGGGCCTTCCCCTTGTCGTGTTCCCAGTACTCAAACAGCTTCAACAGGGATTCCTCTTGATAGTCACGGAGAAGCATCATATCTCAATCTCCCCGCTCGCCATCTTGTCTATAATCTCTTGCAACTCAGTTGATGCTATCGCGCCAGGACCATTTACAAGTTGCCCGTAGGAGATAGTGCCTGCATCCGCATCAGAGTCTGTAACTTCCAGCGGGACAAACCCTGGGTTGAACACATGACATTGTTGAGTAGCCCGCTGCTCGTCCCCGCACAGAACATGTTTATCCCTAGAGCAAGTCCACGTTCCATTCTGTTCTGGAGTAACCATCGCGCAGGTCCGACAGTTTACTTCTGGCAACTGGTTAAGGTGGCACACGGCTTTGTGCTGGCAATACCGGCAACGAAAATCATCTACGCTGTCTGAAATCTGGAATGGTGGTACATCTGCAAAGACAATTCGCTCGGCTTTTAGTTCGAGACGTTTAATCAGGTCTTTATCAAGATTGACCCTCTCTCCATACAATTCGTCCGTGTCCTTGCACACACAGAAATAGTACGCTCTTTCCAATCCAGCCCATTTCATGTATTGCTGCATCTGGCAGTAGTGGGTGAACTTTGATCGTTGCACCCCAGACTTCTTTAAAGACGAGAACGATTTGGAGTTCGCCGTCTTTATTTCTATTACATGCCACTGCTTTGATTCCTTGAACCCGCACGCCACTCCGTCGCATGAGCCTGCGTAGTGTCCCCCAAACATTTCGTAGCGAATTTGCTTTCCAGTTTCAGGATCGAGATCGTAAACATCGCATCCGATGTCACGGAGGTTCTTTACTATTCTCGGTTCCTGCTGGTTGCCACTCTCAAAAAGCCGCAGCATCCTTCCGTCGAAGCACGGGTTTGTCGCCCACCGGAAAGAGTAGAACAGTGAGCGCTCGCATTCGTTCCCAATGAGGGACGCCCCCAAATGATTTCTTCTCCAATCTCCGTTTCTGTCAACGTATGACTGGTAAATGCTATCAATCGTTGGAAGTGTTAAGTCCGGTAGTTCGACCATGATCGCGTCACCAAAAAATATTATTTTTTTTGCCAGGGCATCTTTTTCTTTGCCTGTTCTGTTGCTAGAGATGATTGCTTTGACGCAGACGACCCTTCGGTTACCGCCTTCCCGTCTGCCATCTTGTACTCTGTGATGCGGTTGGTGGGACCGTATTCGCCTTTCGCAGGCTGGATCTTCACCTTGACCATGAACGGCTTGTCGTGAAGCTCCTCGCTGTTCTTTGGGTGCATCACTCCTACCGCACGGCATATTGACGAAAGCGCCCGCAGAGCAATCGTCTGCGCCTGTTCGGATTCGTTGACGATGTTGAGGCGGTCAAACAGTTTTCTTCCTTTGTGATCTCCGTCTATCACGTTATAGACGAGCTGGAGATATTTTCCCTTTCCGGTACTGGCTTCCTTCATTTCGCTGGACTCGATTACTACTACATAATCGCCAACGGGCAGCGGCTCAAACGAGCCGAGTGGTTCTACCTCTTCTGCGTTGTAGTTCAGTTCTACCATTTCAGTTTTCTCCGTTTGGTAAATGTTTTGCAAACTCTTCCCATGAAAGCGGGACTGCTTCCGGCATATGATACCGGTTCTTCGCTGTGTATGAAGGCGACACCGACAGTCGAAGTACGCGGTCCTGCGTTGCGATTGCCCGCGCCCGCTTCTCGTCCTTCTTTCCGGTTTCGTCAAGCTTTGTGAACATCTTAAGCGAGGCGAACCCAACCACATCGCAGTACTCTGTTGTCATCGCTGCAGCCCGCTTGTTAAGTTTCAAAGCGTTGGTGTCATAGGCAGGATGCTCTGGGTCTTCTACATGAGTGTAGGCGCTGTGAGCAATCAGGATGGTAATCAGCCCCTTCTCGTCGCGGAGACCGGTTATGTACGAGAACAGTTCCCGCCATTCAGTCTGTGCTTCAATGTACCCCTTTCCATATCCAGGGGTTTCAATTGATGGAACACCGAGCCGCTTGCAGGTTGCTGCCCATACCATAGATTCGAGCGCGTCAAGACTGTCAATAACAACCGTCTTGAAATCGTGGTCTTCTTTCCCTAGAGTGGCTAGGCAGTCAAGTACTTCGGCAAATGTTGTGCATACCGGGAAGTGTGAAACTTTCAGATCGCCAAGGCCGTCTTCTGTCAAAATGAAAATCGGGCTCGGAGCGCCAGCGGCAAACGTAGTCTTTCCGATTCCCGGAGGACCGTAGAGCGCAATCCTTGGCGGTCTTGCAATGTTCTTGCTGATACTTTTCAAGTCGATAGACATCGTTACCTCTGTGTTGATTGTTTGGTTGATTGATAGGTTCGGCGTTTTCCGCTTTACCTTGAAAGAGTGTTATCGTTCAATGTATTTATAGCCTGCTCTTTATGTTTTGGTAAAGCAACGATTATATAGAAATAAAACAAACCGTTTGCTCATGCTCACAGTTGAAGAAATAAAAGACAAACTCAAAGACAGGACACTAACGAAGGTGGCAGAAGCAACAGGATTATCATACCCGACAGTCTGGAAAATTGCCAACTGCGAAAGCGAACGAGTTGAGTATGGAACCGTAAAGAAACTGTCGGATTACCTAGAAGCGTCAGCGTGATACCTTATGACATCTCTTGTAGGAACAGTCATTGCCCCCGCGCTCAAAAACCACTGCAGGCTTATAAAACTCAAAGGACACACGAAAGCAGCGATAGAAACCGGTTGGAACCTCGATGCAAACTATTCCACTGAAGACGAAGAAATAATTTCCCATATCGCTTCCGGATCGAACTATGGTATCGTCCCACAAAACGGGCTTGTGGTTATAGATTGCGACACTGAGAAGCTGTACGACAACCTCCCTATGAAATGGAAGGAATCGTTAACCGTGCTTACCGGGAGATCAAACGAGCCAGGACATCACGTTTTCCTGCACTGCACGGACGCCCCACCAGAAAAATTTGTCATTAACGATCCCGAGACTGCATCTCCACTAGGGGATATACGCGGGAGCAATAAATTCTATACGGTGGGAGCTGGGAGCATACATCCAGATACCGGGAAAAAATACGAATACTTAAACAAGGATGCGCCAATTATCGACGTGGCATGGGCAGAAATAAAATCGGCGCTTATTGATGCGTTTCCAATCCACTTCAAGAAAACAATTCCAAAAACCACGAGAAGCCTTTCAGGTTCTCTTTCTGACAAACTCGGTTTGAGGATAGAAAACTTCGCAATGCCAACCAAACCAACGCACCGCGCTAACGGAGATATTCAAGGGGGGCATCCGATACACGGGTCCACAACCGGGATGAATTTTTCAATTAACACTCATAAGAACGTCTGGCATTGCTACAGGGACGATGTTGGTGGAGATCCGGTTTCCTGGATTGCATACGCTCATTGCGGAGTCGATGAACGAAACTGTAACTGTTTGTCTACTGACGAGTTTAAGGATGTGAAAGACTGGTTATATGACAACGGGTATCAAAAAGAAATTGATGCGCTGGCTGACGAATACTTTTCAGATAGGGATTTGCCAACTGTAGATTTGAGTGGAATCCTAAATCCCCCATTCCTGGAAGGCGAAGATGATGAAATTGAAAAAGCAATACGGGAAGCCGAACTCCGGGGGAGACTACCAGAGTTCCCGGAGATACAGGATGGCTTGCTGCGCGATTATATTGAGTTCGGAAAGCAGGTAACATATTCTCTTCCGGAGTTTCACTTCGCTGCTGCTCTTTCTGTGATTTCTATGGCAATAGGAAGGCGGGTTGCCATACAGGTAGGAATGTCAAGGGTATACCCAAATATTTTTGCTATGGTGGTTGGGCACACTACAATTTCCGGGAAATCGGTTGCGTGTGATATGGCAATCGACTCTCTATCGGGTTCTGTGCTGCATGAAGAAGAACTCGCCAAATTCAATTCTGTCAGGTTGCAACGCGGGGAAATCAGTTCTCCTACTCTCGTGCAGGATCTCGCTGACGTTTACAACAGACTATGGTATTGGGATGACTGTTCTCCATTTCTTGAAAATGCGTCCGGATGGAATGCGAGTGTGCTCGGAACGCTCTGCACCATCTACGATTGCAGGCCGGTAGAAAGGTCGCTATCAAGAACCAAAGACGGACAGGAACGGATATGGAAATGCAACGAACCATATATGTCTGTACTGTTCAACACCACCAACCGCGATATCGAGCAGTTGTCTACCACCAGAATGTTTTCAAGCGGGTTCTTCCCTAGACTCATGTGGTTCATAGGAGAAGGCGGCACCCCGCGCAAGAACCATAAAATTACAGAGGGTGAAACCACACAACTCCGTTCGGTTGCTTCCCGCATAAAAAACATCAGGAACGCGCTGTATCCTCTTAACAACGATAGTATCATTTTCAGCGTGTCTGACCCGATTGAGGACTGGAGATTGTCCCGCACCATGAGCAGGCTTGAAAAAGAGGACGAAGCATATAGGGCGGTGTTATCCCGTGGATTCATACATGCTTACAAGCTTGCGGCGATTTTTACAATAACCGACCCTGAGTTCCAGAACAGCGTTCTTTTCAATAGTGCAACCAAATATCCGATTTCAATCGAAATACCCAACAGACACGCAATAGAGGCCATCAGAATCGTTGAAAATTATCTGGTTCCAAGAACATTGTACGTTTACGATCTGTGCGACAAAGCGGATGATAAGAACCACCAGGTAATAATCCTGAAGGCACTCGATCATTTCGGTGGGGTGGCAGAGAGAACAAAGCTTCTCCGCAAGACTCATTTATCTAGTAAGGATGTTACATTGGCGATCAAGACCCTGATCGAGTCTGGTGAAGTCAAGGTTTGCGAGCGTAGGTCCGGTGGCGCTTATAAGCCATCGACGTTCGTTATGAAGATATAACCCCACCCAATCCGCTTTTTAGTAAATCAACAAATTCACTAAATACACAAAACTCACATAGTGAGTGTGGGGCGCGAACACGCTAAAATTATAACGCCTGTGGATAGACGTTAGAGAGGGCTACTATATGTGTATTTAATTAAATTAATTAATTTTATACACTAAGTGAAAGATGGGAACTATTGATTGGGGTTACGGTATAAATCAGGCGTTGTAATATAATGGGTGTGTGAACTTTGTGAATAGTGTGAATTACGTGAGTTATTAAAAAAGAGTTTTTTACGAACCAGTTACAATTTTCCCTGGGTTCGTTAGAGATCCTTTTGGATCATAAACTTCTCCGTCGGCTTTGAGGGGTGTGATGTGTTTGACCCGCTCTGTAATCGCTTTGTCTGCACACTCTCCGAAGGTGTTGCCTTCGGTTACAATCGACGCTGCGTCGATTCGTGGGAATTTGAAAATGTACTTCATTGTTTTTCCTCGATATCTTCATCTGTTACTTCCGCGTCAAGCGTGTCGCGGATGAAAGCCTTGATCGATTCATCAAGCGTTAGGAGCGGGTAGCGTTTGATACGCACTACCTCGGCCTTTTTGGTGTAGGTTTTGTCAAGAGATACGGTGACGGTTCCCATCAGGAAACCTCCATACTATTGTTGTTGTTGTTGTTATTTATTGGTTGCTATACGCCGTCAAGCGTTATCAACCTTCTGAAAGTTCCTTGCCCTTGCAATCTCGGCGTAATCTTTGTCGATTTCGATCAGGACGCTGTTGAACCCTTCTCGCGTAGCTGCGATTCCAGTAGAACCGGAACCAGCGAACGGGTCCAGGACGATGCCGTTTGGCGGGGTGATTAACCTGCAGAGGTATTGGAGCAAGGCGAGGGGCTTCACCGTACTATGGGTGTTCGTTAGATTTTGCCAATTTTCTTTTACGCTTGTTTGTAATAGCATTTGTAATGCAACATCGCTTGCACCACGGGCTAATTCCATCTTTCCGCTTGTAGTAGTCAGTATCCACTTTTTTAAGTTCTCCACAATTGCAGCATGGCTTCCACCACTCTCCGTTGATGAGTTTGCATCCAGAATGGTATCGTTTGTGAGTGAGTGCATCAATAAGTGCAAGGTTTTCAATTCGATTATCTTGTTTATCTCCATTAAGGTGATGGATAAAGAACCCCACAGGCACCGGGCCGTTATGCTTTCTCCAGACTCTCCTATGTTCCATATCCCCGTTGATTCTGATGTAACCTTTTGGAGTAATTGAACCGCTACCGTAGTTACGTCTTTCTGGCATACACCTGAATATACGTTATTCTTCGTATTAAGTTTTACTGTACAGGTTCCGTTAAGTCCGATGTTGCGTTCACTCGTTGAGGCTTTGGCGCAGTAGAAGAAACGGGCTGCGGAACCGGAATCGCCTCGAGGTGCTGGAAACGAAACACGATTTTTGTTCCCCCCGAATTTAACCGGCCCGGAAAATCCGTTTGCTGTTGGTTCGTTTCCGGTTATAGCAGCGCATTGTCCCTTTGCATCTGGAAACACAGACAGCACTTCATCGCTGCCGTCGTGGATGAGGTTGGCGGGGAACCGGCCGGTCTGCTTACTCGCCCATTCGTCCCTGTTTAGTTCGGCATCTTTCCCATCTTGTGTTCTCCCAGCAAAGGCACCCACCTTTGTTGTTATCCTCCCCTGTGGGATTGCGCTTGCTTTGTCAGCATCTGACGAGTATTCCACCCTGCACCCATCAACATTAATCCCGCCACATCCCCACGTCAGGACATTATTCGCAACCGTTCCGTCCAGCGGTTTGCGGCATAGGACTATTGGTTCCCACGCGGGCTTCAGGGCTGTGCCCCAACCAGACCAGTTGCTATTACCGGTTGTCTTTTCTACATCCAGCGATTTCGGGAATCCCTGCCCATAGATCCAGCCAAGAGTATCCCGTATCTCCCATCCGGCATCTTCGATTGCAACCATCAGCCGGTGATGGGTGCGGGTTCCACCGAACGCCAGCAGGTGAGCGCCCGGTTTGGCGACCCGCAGGCACTCCTGCCAGAAGTGAACGCCCGGGACACCGTGGTCCCATTCCTTGCCCATGAATGACAATCCATACGGAGGATCGGTAACTATCGAATCGAAATAGTCATCTCCGAATATTCGCATCTGTTCCAGGCAGTCGTCCTCAAATACCGTTGCTACCATTTACTCTCCCAGTAATAACATCCAGCAGTTTCAACTTCTCACTCTCTAAATCCCCTATCAACTTGAACGCCTTCCCCTGCTGTTTCGCGCAGGCGTCGTAGCGTTCGCGGGCTCGAGCAATCCCACAACCAAAATTCGATATTACCCGCCTTTCCCTGTCTGTCACTGTTCCCGAAGAGTTTAGTTCAGATTTGCAGGAATATAGGCGGGTTCCCGCGATCTTCCCCCCAAAACATTTGCATGATGAATCGCAATGTTGGGGGGTCATACTTTGCTCCTTTCAAACTCTGCATTATTGCAGTCATCACATGGTTTCATGCAACATTTCCATTTCTTGCATCTTTTGGTTGGCTGCTGCGCGTCGGGGATCATGGGTGCTCCTGCTGTGCGGTGCGTCGGAGGGAATCAATGAAATCTGTTTCCTCATTCCATCCTTTCCATACATCTTTTTTAAGCATTCCATTCATTCTGCGGATTCTCCATGCCTGTAATTTATCCAGCGTTGCGAGCGTAGCGGCGCGGGCTGCTTCTTGCTTGTCGTAATCGAGATACGATTGTTTCTTCTTGCACGTTTCAAGTTCGTTACACTGTTGGCAACATTCACTTGATGGGTGTTGAGTGCCGAAACAGAGTTTTGATGTTCCTTGTTGAGATGCCGGGGTGTGCGGGTGGGCAAATAACGGAATCCCTCCACGCATCTCATTCAATGTCGGTGCTCTCCCGTTTGCATGGAAAAAACAAATTGCGGTGGTTACTTGATCGTATGTGAATAGTGGCTCGTCGTTCTGATTGCGCGATTGTTCCCGCTGTGGCTGCTGTGCGTCGGGGGTCATGTTCCAAATCCCATTGGGCAATGCCCCTCTTCGCGCAGGTATATACACCCGACATGTCCAAACCTATTGATCCAAGAGAGCGTACATTTCGAGAGGTCGTACAGCT